GTTTTTGATGGAAATGTTTTCACAGCATCCACAGAACACATCGACGTATGTCTGGGACGATGTGTTAAAATACTGCCCTACTGCCGCAGGGGTGGCACGCATCACCGTGCCGCCGAGGATTTCCCCATCTCTGGCAATTCCCAGCGCCACTTCTCCTACCGTTTCCCCAGTCGGTACTGCGACGTTCCCGGAAAATGTAATCAGATATCTACCGGGCTTTACAAGCGTTATCTGCGCGCTTCCAGCCCTGTGTCTTTCTGCGCATCCGCCCTTTGTTGCCACTGCCGAAAACGGGATAGACTGCCCTACGGGGACCGTGACCGGCGTTGTGTTTACTAACTCAATCATTTTATTCTCCCTTCATTTCAAAAGGGGCAGACGTTCTCAGCCTGCCCCTTTTTGTGAATAACGGCATCAGCCGAACATCATGGCAAAATAATGCCACGAAGATACTCCGTCTGAAGTTTTAACATCCGCATCCCGTGTTGCCTCCGTAGCCACATCCGGCGCCAAAGCTAAAGCCTGTCGGGTTTACGATGGACGTGTACGGGGACATGACCGGATAAGACGGCACGGGTGTAGGTCTCAAAGCATTTAAGATGCTGTTTGTCTGTGCGTTGTTAGACAGCTGGAGCTGTGCGGACTGTAACTCGGTCTGCAAAGACTGTATCTTGTCCTGTGTAAACAGGTCGATAATGCGCTGTGTTCCGGCGTTCTGCGCGTCAATTACATCGCGGAATCCGTTGTTTACGGTATTCTGTAGGATGTTTGTCTGGGCTGCCATGTTGTAGTTTACGCCAGCAATAGCCTCACGGGTATCGCAGCAGCATTGCTGCATCTGATAACCCAGATTTGACAGGTTGGCGTTTACGCCAGCAAGGCCGTTGCAAAGCTGGCCGGAAAGGTTCTGGATCCCGTTTTCGATTCCCTGCGTGGACAGCGCTGCGTCGATATCGGCACGGGTTGCATAACCCTGAAATGCAGGAGAATTTGCTCCTCCACCATTTCCGCCCCAGCCGCCGAAGCCGCCCCAGCCAAACATACCGAAAATCAGGAAAAGGATAATCCATGCACCCCAATCTCCGCCGAAGCCGTCATTTTTTCCTGTGCCGCCGGTTAATACGGCAACATCAGAAGCGGTTAAACCGTCTGTCATAGTAATTATCTCCTTCGATAATGTATTTACAAAACCGTGTGCACCCGGTTGTGTACTATTTAAAAAAGCCTTTAAACATACCCTGCATCTGCTGCGCCATCTGCTGGGCTTGATTTAACTGTTGCTGGTTTATTTTGCCAGACTGCAACAGCCTGTTAATCTCTTCATTCGGATTTCTGCCCTCCATCTCTTTTCGGAATTGCTGGAACTGTTCCAGCATTCCGGCCATTCTATTACCATTCAGGGCCTCAAACAAGGGATTCGCCATGTCTGCCTCCTTCCGGCTTTGTTGCCGTTTCGAGATAACTATATAATTCTTCATATTTGCTTCTCAAATCGTCGTATTCTTTCCGAGTAACGTATTTATCGTCTAAGTTCACTTCCTCCTGTTTCTGTGGCTCTTTCGCGCCCACCGTGACCTCTTTGTAAGCAAAGGTGCGGAGCGTCGGCATCCCGGCGGCATCGGTAGTCTTTATATAAAAATTAGAGTTTTCGGAGTCCATCAAAAGGACGCTTGTATTTGGAGCGACAAGATAAGATTTAGCTCCAGCCTCGCCCTGCACCCACAGGATCCCCTGATTTACCTGCTGTGGCTGCTGATACTGAGCCTGCATCTGCGCCAGCCTGTCCATCTGCGGCTGTAGCGGATTTACTTGTCCATACTGATACGGGTTATAGCCGTATCCTTGATATGGTAATGCCATGCCTGCGCCTCCTATGACTAATTCAATGACTTTCTATAGCTAAATTATGGCATAAAAAATAAGCCTCTGACAGTCCATCAAAGGCTTACAAAAGTATCAAATCAACATACCCGTATTATCTTTTTGTTTATTCGCTGGCTCATTCTTTTCACGGTGGACACACTCACGTTCATCATCTCCGCACATCTTTCCAGCGGAATATTCTGCGCCCGTAATTCAAAAAGCTGCCGTTCATCAGGTGTAAAATTGCAGTATTCGCGGAAAAAATCCAACTCAAATACTGTAAAATCACATACCTTCAAAATTACTCCCCTTATTGTGTTATTGTGTCTGTGCCAGATTAAGATGTATAGCCTGTATCGTTTCCATAGCGCCTATCTATCGCTCCCAGTAGTATATCGGGATCTCCTGTCCGCTGTCCCATGTGTCCCAGTAATGCCCATCCTTGACGCACACAACATGCCCGTCTATCCCGAGCACATACGTCCCCGTTGGATGATCTTGGCAAAAATCATCTACCGTGTAAACATGCTGTCCGTGGTCGTCTACGATATACCGGCGGAATCCGTTCTCACGCAGGTATGCGCCCCAGACTCTATTAGCACTTGGCATGTCAGACAACGAAAAACCATACACGGACAAACCTACATAAACTGTATCCCAATCTTGCCCTAAAGCCTTGCACAATGCGCGCACAGTGCAATCCCCTACTCTTTGCCATTTCGAGGGGTTTGGATTGTAATATTCAAATCGGTTCGTTCTCCGCATATCTTTTTGCCCCTTTATTTGCTGCCTTTTGCTGCGGGTATCCAAATCCCGCTAATGCATTCCGATCATACTGCGGCTGTAATCCATGTTCTTCGCAATACTGGTTATAAGCCCTGTTCTGTCCCTGCAATCGGTAAGCCAGCTTATCATATTCCTGCTGGAACTTTTCCCGTTCCGCGCCGGACGCCCATGCAAGCTCTTCCTGTTTTACTATCAACTGTCGTTTCGTCTTTCGGATTCCGCGCTCCATAGCTCGCTGCTTCTGGCTGTCCTCATACCGTTTTAGATTCTCAGCATCGGTAATTTTATTTCCGCTTCCATCCAGCAGATTTCCTTCTGCGTCCCTCCACGGATTCCGCATCCGCTTGTCAAACAGCATATGCCCGTGACGACAGTTATAGCCATGCATCCCTCTCATATCCACAACCCTGCCTTCTCCCGTGGTTAGATCAATATCATACCCCGTCGATTCCAGCAGGTTCGGATATCCAGGCTCGCTTCCGTCAATTTTAAATACACGGCCCTGCCATTCGTCATGACCCGCAAGCAAGGGCTGCCCGTCGCGCCTTACTCTTGCCCCGAGGTGCGCCGAGGTCAACACATACTCTGTTCCGCTGTCCACGATATACCTGTTTGTCAGCTGCGTCGCTGTCTGGTTCATTGACGTCACTACACAGCATCGTACCGCAGATTCCAGCGTCCTTCGCGTCCCTGTCGGGTAATCCACCATAACGCCGCGTCCCGCATACGCATCCAGCACATCCGCTATGGCTGCGGGATAGCTTTGCACTCCGCTTGCTACCCTTACATCGGCTTCGTCGAGCAGCGACACAAGGTCTTTTTGGCTTTGTTCCAGCGTCGTCCTTGTGAGGTTCTTCAACTCCGCCCGGCTTTTTATGTACTCTGCTTCAATAACAGCCATATATCGTGCATTTTCAAGCGGAGACTGCGCCGCGATACCCATTTCTGACAGTGTAACCGCATCATCTTCCCACGATGTCAGCACGGCACCACGCAGGAGCTTCCGCAGTTCTTTTTCGCTCAGGTCTGTCAGTTCCATGATACGCCGCTGTATCTCATCCCGGCTTTCCCCCAACTGCTCCAGCCTGTACAGCAACCTGTCCGCCGTGGCTGTGATTTTCCCGGATTTTAAAATCCTTCTGGCGATATCCCGCAGGATAAAGTTTTCCAGCCGTTCATAGAGTTCTAATATCCGGTCAGCTTTCCCTTCAAAATACTCTGGTCTCAGCATCACTCTTTCCCCACCGTTTTTCTCACAAGATTCAGCCAGTCGTCTTTATGCCGCCTTTTGGCTTCCTCGAACCATTCAGACGTTGTTCCCGGCTCGTGATATTTAATCCGTCTCTGCGTCGGGCTTTTGCTGGGAGGGGATGTCCACCCTATGATGTTCCCCTCTGCGTCTTTAAGCGGGATATTCGGACCGTACACAACGCCCTTGTACAAATAATGAGCATATGGCGTGTCATACTCAACGATGCCGCCGTATACCCCGTCTGGATATCTTACACTGTTTCTTAGTGCACCCTGCCGGAATGGAACGAAGGGGGCGCTGTCCGCCACTACCTGCATATTCAAAAGCTTCTGGGCTTCCAGCAGATTATCGTCTATGCGGGACGTATCGAGCTTAATCTCCACGTCCCCAACTTTCGTATCCAGGTTCATTTTACCACCTCCCGCATTTTATGGCGTACCCTTATTTCATCTTTGCGTATCCCACGCTCATCCCCGCTTCCGCATCGTTTGCCACGGTCGTTGTTGGGCTGTAGGTTCGCAGGGCTTTATAAGTGGCAAGCTGCTCTGTGGTAAGAGGTTTTTCGATCGGTGTTTCAAGCTGCCCTAAAAACGTCAATGGATTGGCTGAGTTTATAAAACCAAGAATCTGTTCTTTAGCCTCTTCTTTTGTAACATCTTCTTTGGGATGATAATAAAAAGTTGTTGAATTTAATGCCCATCCGGGAGCAATTCCACAATTTGTATAAATACCATGTGAGATTAAACACTTACTCGAACCATCCCTATATCTATTTACAAGGGCTCCAGAAATACGATATCTGTTTGGAACATCAGCGGTTTCTTCAAAATTTTTCCACTTTGCTTTTGGTGTTTCTGTTGCGACCCTCTGCACATACACTCCTTTTTTAAAATCCACCTCGTCGCATACCCACTGCTGCCCGTCTGCATCTGTGTAGTTTCCGCCGGATGATACCGGGATGCCCGGGAGACCGTTTGGAGTGGGAATGATGAGGGCCTGGGCGGGCTTGTAGGGTTCGTATGGCAAGGCGGTTGAGCCTGCGTTAATCATCGGATTAGATACAACTTCGTTATATGTCCCATTACTAATATAACAGTGATAAGTTGTTTCTTCATCAATTGTTAATATTCGATCAAATACGGAATCTTTAGATGCAATAATGTGCCATATAGCGCCACCTGTTAGACAATATACCCCAGGTTTTAACGTTATGTAAAAATTTCGGTTATTTGTACCAAAAGTTCCGTTTAAAACTACCTCTCCAGAATCGTTTATATGCAGAAGTCCTGCATCTATCTGTGTTTTTAATGCAGTGGAAGCATCAAACAGATTCGCGCCCAGTGTCTTAACCTCAATCTCGCCATCCTGCCCTACGCTTTCAATCTCCTGCGGGTACTCCTGTGACGGGGAGGGCTTGCCGCCGGTGTAAGGCTCGTAATTGGATGCAGTTGGATATCTTTTGGATATAATCGCCTTAACCTTGCCATCAAAGTCTTCTTTACATCTAAGAAATATCCGAAATTTATATCCAGCAATTACTTTAATTTTCACAGCAGATCCATTTCTGGACTCTCCCAAAATTAAATATTCTCCATTTACAAATGTAACGACAAGTAAATCCGCATATTTGCCGTCTGAATAAATATAATATTCTCCCGGTGCTAATAACGGGAAATCGTCATATGCACTTTCAAACGTATAGCCTGGTCGTCCAACTGCATAGATATCGGTTCCTTTTTTGCAGGATAGCGCTATCCCATCTTCAAATACCTCAAAATTTATGCCCTTTTTCCCTACCTCAAACGGCAATAACTGTGCCCCAGTCGTGTTCATCTGCGTTGATTTGCCGTAGAGGGTAAGGGATTCCAGCCCACGATTCCCCTTTGAATTTTCCAAGAGGGCGGGGTTGCCGGTAACGACCGTGAGCACAACGCTGTACGCATCGGCTACCAGCACCAAGAAATGCTCCTCTCGTGTCACAGGCGGAAAGACTTTCCCCTCTCCGCTGGCAATCGCCGCCCAGTAATATTCTAATCGTGTCACAGGCGCAGGGATGCTTCCGCCCCATACTCCTGCTACCTTTGCCATGTAATACTGCAATCTCGTGACGGGCTGCGGGGTATTGCCGGAATAATCCCCCGCCATAGTAGCAAGATAATATTCTTCAATAGTCACGGGCGCGGGCGTTTTGCCCTCATATGTCCCTGCAATCTTTGCAAGATAATACTCTTCCCTGGTTATCGGCT